CTGTGAGTTAGACGGGGCGAGATCACTATATACAGCCTAGAGGAGAGAGAGATGAAATGCCAGTGTTGCAACGTAGACGTAGAATACTTACACAAACATCATATACTACCTAAATCATTAGGTGGCACGGATCTTTCTACGAACATAGTTGAGTGCTGTGAATCCTGTCATGGTAATATACACGGAAGAAATATGCTAAATCACTCCCGTCTTACCCGTGCTGGATTGGCTGCTGCAAAGGCGAGGGGCGTCCAGCTTGGTGCTTATCGTGACGGTGTTTATGTTGGCGGCAAGGGTAATGCTGATACCGCTAGGAACGCCACAGAGGCCCGTACAGCGAAGTATCGTGCAAATTCGCTGGATAGACTTCCATTACTCAAGAAGCACGATCCTGATGGCACTATGAGCCTGAGAGCTATTGCTGACATCTTTAATCGTCAAGGTGTTCCAACTGTGTCGGGTAGAGGTCATTGGCAATCAAACTCTGTGCGTAGATTAAAGTTATTACTACTTGAGGAAGACACATGAGACTTGTATTAGACGTTGAGAACACAACAAACAAACGTAGGGAGAAGCTACACTTAGATCCCTATGAGGAGGGTAACTTCCTTGTGCAAGTCGGTATGCAGAATGCAGACAATGACAAAGAGTTACACATTGTAACATTAGATCACGTTGAGAAGAAAGACACCAGTGGCGCTGGGCGTAAGCTAGTCCAGCAAGTCTTAGACATGACTACTCTTCTAATCATGCACAACGCTCAGCATGATCTGATGTGGCTGTGGGAGTGCGGCTTTAAATATGATGGCGCTATCTATGACACGATGCTTGCAGAGTACATCTTACTGCGTGGTCAGAAGGAACCACTAAGCTTAGAGGCTTGTGCAGAACGTAGGAACCTTAACGCTCAGAAGGATGACACTCTCAAGCGTTACTTTAAGGAGGGTTATAACACCAATGAGATTCCTCTCAGTGAGCTTAGCTTTTATCTTAGGTGTGACCTCGACACAACTCGTGAGCTGTTCCACAGCATCGAAGCAGACTACAGTGAACCCGAAAGCGAGTCCCTACACACCATCAGAGATGTCACCTTCCGTACCTGTAAAACCCTTACCAGAATGTACATGTCAGGAATCAGGGTGGATCGTACAGCCCTAGACGGTGTGCGCATAGAGTTTGAGCGTGAGAAGGCAGACATTGAGGATCGACTACAGCACAAGGTACGTGAGATCATGGGTGACACACCTATCAATCTTAACTCACCAGAGCAGATGTCTCAGGTTGTCTTCTCTCGTAAGATTAACAACAAGAAGGAGTGGGCTGACCTGTTTGAGTATGTGAGTAGTGCTAAAGAGTTTAAGCAGGCAGTAAATGCTAACAGTACTATCATAAAACGTACCAAGGCTTTTACATGCCCTACATGTTCTGGAACAGGTAAGACGTACAAGATAAAGAAGGATGGCACTAAGTTTGCTAAGCCTAATAAATGTAAGGACTGTGATGCTCGTGGCTATGGCCTCAAAGAGCTTAATCATATCGCAGGTCTAGGCTTTGGTGCGCCTAGCAAGAAGTGGGTTAGCGCCAATGGCTTTAGCACAGGAAAGGATAACTTAGATGTACTTGTGGGTACTGCTAAAACGAACAACATGGACGCTGCTGTTGAGTTTCTTACTGACCTTAAGCGTCTTTCTGCTGTTAGTAGCTACCTCTCTAGTTTTGTGGAGGGTATCGACACCTTCACCAAGTCAGACGGATTCCTGCATGTGGGACTCACTCAGCATATCACCAGTACAGGTAGATTTTCTGGACGAAACCCCAACATGCAAAACATGCCAAGGGGCGGCACGTTTCCCGTAAAGCGTGTCTTTGTATCTCGCTGGGATAACGGCTACATCTGTGAGGCTGACTTTGCCCAGCTTGAGTTCAGAACGGCTGCGTATCTAGCCCAGGATGAAGTTGCTATGGAAGAGATTGCTACAGGGTTTGACGTACACAGCTACACAGCGCAAGTTATTACAGATGCAGGACAGCCTACGTCACGTCAGGAAGCCAAGGCTCATACGTTTGCGCCCCTCTTCGGGGCTACAGGTTATGGCAGATCTAAGGCTGAGGAAGCGTACTACATTCACTTCAATGAGAAGTATGAGGGTGTAGCAGCTTGGCATAAGAGCTTAGCTGATGAAGCTATACGGTTCAACAAGATTACCAGTAAGTCTGGGCGGCAATACGCATTCCCTGATGTTAAGCGCAATTCTCGTGGTGGGGTATCACACTTCACTATGATAAAGAACTATCCAGTGCAGGGTTTTGCTACTGGTGACGTTGTGCCTGTTGTGCTTATCGAACTGGAGGAGAGGTTGAAGGGTCTAAACTCTTGCTTAGTGAACACTGTTCATGACTCAACTGTGATAGACATTCACCCAGAGGAGAAGGAGACTGTGCTACAGATTATTGAAGACATGAATGAGGGCTTGACAGACTTAATAGAACAAGCCTATAACGTAAAAATGAATGTGCCACTATTATTAGAATCTAAGATCGGGCCGAATTGGCTTGACGTACAGGATGTGTAGTGGTATAACTTAGACTCTTTGACACTAAACTCACGAGGTATATAAATGAGTACAGAACTAGCAACAACAGGATCATCAAACCCATTGGCAGAACTGATGGGTGAGCCTAAACAAGACACAAAGCCACGCTCTACTTTGGCTCGTGTTACCGTATTAAGCAAAGCTATTAAAGGCGAGATTGAGCTTGGCGGTAAGAAGATTAAGACAGATGTTGTACCAGTAGGCTATTATAAGATCACGCTGGGTGAGGATGTGTTCTACGCTGAGAGTGTAGAGGTGCGTCTGTTGGCAGACCGTTACCAGTTCCAGCGGTGGAATAATTCCACTAATGAAATGGAGAAAACTGTTATGAGTAGGTCAACTAATGCAGACTTACAGGACAGTGTAGGTGGCTACAACCTTGGACGCCCCTCAGGTTACATTGAGGATTGGAATGCTCTTCCAGAGACTACTAAGGATATTATCCGAAACGCCAAACGAGTTAAGGTTTTCATGGGTACTCTCACAGTTAATACACCTCTTGACGATACGGGTACACCCATCTCTGGTGAGTACGTAGATATTCCATTCGTCATGGACGTTAAGAACAATGACAGTCTTAAGAGCATAGCAGCCACACAGAAGGCTATTGATCGTAAGAACGGTCTCCCTTATATGTCTAAGATTATACTCACTGGTGCAGAAGGTTCTATCCCTACAGGCGCTACCTTTGGGTATATACTTTCTTCTGTAGGAGACATTGTTACGCCATCAGATGAGGATACTTCCTACATGCAACAGGTAGCATCCGACTTCTTGGATTACATTCACTACTCTAATGGTAAGATCCTAGATCTACATAATGAGCGCTCCAACACGAGTATGAGTGCAGAAGATGCTGACCTTGTAGGTTCTATTATTAACGTAGAGGAGGCAGCATACTAATGAATCACCCTGCAGAAATAGCTGTTTTCTCTTTCTTGCAGAAGGCTATGGCTGGTGAGACTACTATGACAGAGGAGGTGGCTAAGCAAGTCGCCTCCGATGTCGAGGCTGCTTTGTACAAGCAGTTCTCTGGTGGCCCACGTGATGCTTTCCGTTTACGGATGTCTAATATCGGTAGACCAAAGTGTCAGCTATGGTTTGACAAGAATGATCCAGAAGACAAGACGCCCTTTCCTCCACACTTCTTGATGAACATGATCCTTGGTGACATAGTTGAGGCTGTGTTCAAAGGCATACTGCGTTCAGCAGGCGTAGAGTTTAAGGATAACGAGAGGGTCACACTTAAGTTACCACACGGTCAAGAGATCAAGGGTGAGTATGACATGGAGATGGACGGGCGCATTGATGATGTTAAGTCTGCCTCACCTTGGTCATACGACAATAAGTTCGCATCCTTTGGTTCTCTAGCCTACAAGGATGGCTTTGGTTACGTATCACAGCTTGTGGGCTACGCAGAGGCCGCTGGAAAGGATGTAGGGGGTTGGTGGGTAGTCAACAAAGCAAACGGTCAGTTTAAGTATGTAGATGCCTCTGAGGAGGTGGACAAGGAAGCAGTCCTAGCCGACATCCAAGCTACCGTAGACTACATTGACAATGACGAACCGTTTGAGCGTTGCTTTGAGCCAGTAGAAGAGTCGTTCTACCGTAAGAAGACTGGCAACTGGATCTTACCTGATGACTGCAAGTTCTGTAGCTTCAAGCACAAGTGCCATGACAACTTTGATTCACGTCCGAGCATTCCTAGTAAGTCAAAGAACCCACAGATAGTGGACTACACTTACATCGCACCTGAGTACTTAAATGAAAAGGAAGCATAACTCTCGCATGTATCGCAGTGGTCTTGAAGTAGAGGCTGCTGCGTACCTCAAAGACAGGCAAAAGAAAGTAGCATACGAAGAGTTAAAGATCGAATGGGAAGATCTAAAGTATCGCACTTACACACCTGACTTTGAGTTAGACAACGGTATCATCATCGAAACAAAAGGCCTCTTCTCAGCTGCAGATCGTAGGAAGCACATTGAGATACAGCGACAGCATCCAAGCTTAGATATTAGATTTGTATTTAGTAATGCTAGATCCCGTCTTTACAAGGGTGCTAAGAGTAGGTATTGCGATTGGTGTGACCAGAAAGGCTTTAAGTGGGCTAACCGTGTCATACCAGAAGAGTGGCTAGAAGAAAAAGGCTCTCGCATGAAAGAGCAACGCCTCAAAGTTAAAAGGAGAACGTAATGGCCTACGAGATTAAAGCTGGTGATGTAGCCATTGTGCTATCGCCTGTCATTGAAGAAGGTGAGTGGAACGGTAACATCAAGACAGGTATGGTGTTTGGTTCTGCTGGTTCTGAAGAGGGTATGAGGGCTGCACTGGATGAGGCACTCACTATGTCTGCTGCGCAGAAGTTCTTAGAGCTTTACCCTGATGCGTGGGAAGACTTCGCTGACTTGAGATCTGATATAATGCAGGCCATG